CAGAACGTAGGGAAAAACCTTCTAGGCTTTTCTCTCTGCTCTGCTATCCATTGTACAGAGACTAGGGGCTTTGTCAACCCCTAGCCATTGTCCCCCATTATGCCTTCTCGTTGATTTTAGCCATAGCCTGAAGAATCAATTCACTAGCCATTTTATAACCCTTGTCATAGCACAGCTGTTGAATTATCTCTAGGTTATTTAACATTTTATCTTCATCGGAGAACGTAACCTCTTCGATACCCTCTTCGCTCTCTTCGCTGTCATCTTTAGGGGCTTTGGTAACTTTGCCCTCTTCATCAATAATTTTGCTTCCTGATTCTAAGCCCCGAAGATCTTTGACTAGGCTTTGTACTGATTCATAATTGTCAATTATGTTGAACAGTGTTTGACGTGTTGCCGATTCGCTGGCATGGTCGCATATTTTCTTGAATTCGCTTTTTCTTACTTTTGCAGTGTTGGCATTGTAGAGGCTTTTTGCCTGAGTGCCATACCCTTCAATCATAGCCTCGTATTCTGCCTTATTTTCTACTGTGAAAACCCCGATTGTCTCTTTTAAGGTTTTCAGAAGCTTGCCGTTCACGTTAGCCTGTTCACAGGCGAATGCCGCTCCCAGTGCTTCGGGTGTTGCTCCCTCTGTCTTTTTTGCTTTGCTCATTCTAGTTTCTCCCTTGTGGTTGGTTTTGGCAGTATCGCCACATAAGCCCTCATTCAAGGGCTTATATAGTTTACTGAGGTTTATTTGCTTTTACAGCGAAATATTCAATTATGAATTGTGGTGCCTCTACTTCTTGTGCAAGGGTAACAGTTGCCCAGTATTCCTCGGTTGTCATGGATGCAGTTGTTTTATGCTCCATTCGAATAAGTGCTGCCAGTATTTGCTCTTTCTGCTCTTTCGTCATTCTCGTTTCTCCTTGTGGTTACTTGCTAGTTACCGAGAACCATTCTCTGCAACATGTCTTCATTCTAGCAGAGTATCGGTGCTACGTGTCAACGTGTCATTAATACCCTACTGCTTTGAAGGGTTACTTAGTAGTTACCTACCGCTTCCCCTACACCTATATACATGCAAGGGCTGTGCCATGTATACTTAAGTAGTCATGTCGTTAATACCTTTGTTTGCAGACATGAGACAGTTGTAATGCTTACGTATTAACTTTATGTAAACACGTACTAAAGGCTTACATGATTTATGCACCATGTCAGTGCATTTTAGGTGTGTGTGCACTGTGTTGGTGCTTCATGTGCGAGCTTTGCACCATAGTGGGGCATATTGTGTGACAGTTAACCCATAGGTACTATATTAGGTGTTTACCCTGTAACTCTTAGGTATTACTTTCTGGCTGTTATTCCTGGCCTTGTAGTACTTAGGGTTTCAGGTGGCTTTAGAGGCTGCCACATAAGTACTCATACCTCTAAAGTTCTCATACCCCCTGCATAAAAGGCTCTTTTGTAACACAAAAGTACTACCGGGGAGGGGGACAACTTGTGCCAATATATGCGGAACCCTATAGCATACAAAAAAGGGCTAAAATAGGGGGTTATTATTGCCTAGTGAAAGAGCATTAAAGCCTTGATTTATATGACTAAAAGTAATAATGACCAATGGGTCAGTAAAGGAAATTAGAGTGTGGAGTCTAATCGTACAATGTGTAGCATTAAAGCCACACAAAGAGCTTGACATTTAACAAGATGTGTGGTATAATAAATACATATAAGTAATTGAGGAAGCTTATTAAATAATTAAATAAGCCTAGGCATATAAGTAACTATGTAGTTACTTAGAAGATGCACAGATGGACATAGAAGCTGCACAGAGAGGCATAGAAGCCGCACAGAAGGACTTATGAATACAGATGTTTCTGTTAAAAAAAGAGGACGGCCTAAGAAAACAGACCTAGTTGCTAAGACACCGGGCAAGAGGAATGCTGTTGGAAGACCCAAGGGCGAACAGGCAATTATAAACGAATATCGCTCTAGGATGTTAAACAGTCCCAGAAGCCAGAAGGTTGTTGAGGCCATCTATGGAGCTGCTTTGGACGATAACCACAAGAATCAAGCGGCTGCATGGAAGCTCATCATGGATAGATTGTTACCTCTTAGTCACTTCGAGAAGGACAAGAATGGTGGTGGTAGGGCTGCTGTGTCTATTACTATCACTGGCGTTGGTGGTGAGCAAACTATCATCTCAGCGGCAGACGAAGCTGAAGACATCGCATACAAGGAATAACATGCCAAAGACATACCAAGTTGAGGGTGGCTATCTTCCTCCACATAAGTTTACACAAGATTGGCTTGCTGATATGCAAGCTGCTCAGAGAAGCAACCCAAAGATGTTTAAGGGAAACCCTGTAACCTCTTGGTGGGGACAGCCAAGGTACAAAGAAGTTCCTGCTGAGGATGTCATCTTTGGACGTAGGCCAGACTTAAAAACTGGTAAGATGGAAACTCTTACTAAGCCATATGACATGGAGACAATGGGGAATTTGTTAGACGCTTATAGAAGTGCTCAGGCTCTTGACCCTAAGTTTCCTAAGCTCACAGCAGAACAGCTTACACGTTTGGCTTTGGAAGAAGGACGTAGTAACTTCGGATATAATGAGTGGGATGTTAATAACAAGAAGCTCCAAGGGGTTGTTAAAGACTTAACCAGACTTGGGCACGATGAGTATTCCTCTGGCTTTGCTGCTGCCATTAAAGAGAAATATGATACAGCTAAGAGACTTAAGCGTCCCTTTGAAGAAGTGTGGAACGGAGCCGGGCCAAAAGCTAGAGAATACTACCAGCGCATTCAAAAAGGAATGTACAGTGTTGAGCATCCAGATAACCAGAAGCTTAAGGAATACATCCGTAACCGCATTACCCCACAGCAGATGAGTGAAGCAAATATGTATGAAGGTTTGGACAATCCTTTAATGGCAGATGCCGAGGGAGCAGATTTTTATGGATGATGTTAAGACTAAGAACAAAGGAATGTTCTCAGCATATATTCCAGATTATAACATATATAAACAGTATAGCCCTGCTGACAATGCTTTTGTTATATCAGATAGGCCTAGCACTGTTTATATAGGAAAAGATAGAGCTAATAGTCCAGATAAAGAACGTGTCTTACAACATGAGTTTGCTCATCAAATGGAAGGTAAGGCTCAGCAGCGTTATGCCCCACAAGGAAAAGCATCAGAAATGACTGCTGTTTCTGGTTTTCCCTATTCACCCACAACTGCTTTCTTTTTACAGGCTTTAACAAAAGGAAGAATGGGGGCAGAAGATTCAGCTTCCGCTAAAAGTGCAGCCATGACTGATAAGACTTTATTTCAGAAAAGGTTTGCATTTCCTAGTGTTCAGAAACGATTTACTGAACTCTTTGGAAAACTGAATAGTAAAGGCAGACTTATAAATCCAGACGAGAATCCATTCTATGAAATCTTAGCTGATCTAAACTCCTATGAAATGGATAGGAATATTGATGTAACTAAAGATCCTGTGTTACGAAAAGAATTATTTGATAATGATGAGCGTTTGATTGAAGCATACAGAAGTGTAGCACCAAATAGAGCAGATAGGCTTGATGCTAAAGACCTTGCTCCTTACACCTCACAGTATGTTGAACCAGAACCTTGGTATAAGAATGCTTTGAGAAGCTTTGGCTTTTAATGACTAGTCTAGACATTAAGCTTCTTCCGTGGCAGCAAACTGTATGGAATGACAAGAGTCGTTTCAAGGTTGTAGCTGCTGGACGAAGAACAGGTAAGAGCCGTTTAGCTGCCTACTTGTTGCTGTTCAATGCGTTACAGGCAGAGAAAGGCCATGTGTTTTATGTTGCCCCTACACAGGGACAGGCAAGGGACATTATGTGGCAAACCCTCCTTGAGGTGGGACATGCTGTCATAGCTAGTAGTCATGTTAATAACTTACAGGTGAAGCTCATCAATGGAGCCACCATCAGCCTTAAAGGGGCTGACAGGCCAGAGACAATGCGAGGGGTTTCCTTGAAGTTTCTGGTGATGGATGAATATGCAGACATGAAGCCAGAGGTGTGGGAACAAATCTTACGTCCTGCTTTGGCTGACCAGAAGGGTCATGCCTTGTTCATTGGAACGCCAATGGGCAGAAACCATTTCTATGAGCTTTACCAATATGGTATGGCTGGAGATGATGATACATTTAAAAGCTGGCATTTCACCAGCTATGACAATCCTCTGATTGACCCAGATGAGATTGAGGCTGCTAAGAAGAACATGAGCAGCTTTGCTTTCAGGCAAGAGTTTATGGCCTCCTTTGAAGCACAGGGTGGAGAACTCTTCAAAGAGGAATGGGTTAAGTTTGATGAAGAAGAACCTGATGGGGACTACTTTATTGCCATTGACTTGGCTGGCTTTGCAGACGAAAGCAAGGGCAGCAAGAGCAAGAGGCTTGATGACAGTGCCATAGCCATTGTTAAGACTAACGACAAGGGCTGGTATGTTAAGGATATTGTTTTTGGACGTTGGACAGTTGAAGAGACAGCCAAGAAGATATTTGCTGCTGTTAAGAAGTATGAGCCAGTGTCCATAGGTATTGAGAAAGGTATTGCTAAGCAAGCAGTGATGCCTTACCTGTCAGACATAATGAGAAGAACACAAACATTCTTCAGGGTTGAAGAACTCAGTCATGGAAACAAGAAGAAGACAGACAGGATTGTCTGGGCATTGCAGGGACGATTTGAGCATGGACAGGTTGTACTCAACAAAGGAGAATGGAACATACAGTTTCTTGACCAACTCTTCCAGTTCCCCAACACTCTTGTGCATGATGACTTGATTGACGCTCTGAGTTACATAGAACAACTAAGCAAGCAGAGCTATGTAACAGAATACGAAGAAGAACCCTTTGAACCAATGGACGCTGTAAGCGGATACTAAGGAAATATATGAAATTTGATTCTGAAGAAACCTACAAAGGTAGTGACTTAGCTGGTTGGGTTATTGAAAAAGCTGACAGATGGCGTGACCATTACATTGGTAACCATCAAGAGAAGTTTGATGAGTATTACCGCTTGTGGCGTGGTCAGTGGGATGCTGCTGATAAGACACGTGAGAGCGAGCGTAGCAAGCTTATTAGCCCTGCCTTGCAGCAAGCTGTAGAGAGTAGCGTTGCTGAGGTTGAAGAAGCCACCTTTGGGCGTGGTAAATGGTTTGACATCCATGATGACATGCGTGACACAGAACGTCAAGACATTGAGTTTACACGTAATGCTTTGGATGAAGAGTTTAAATACACCAAGACACGCAAGGCCGTAGCTGAGTGTTTGTTAAACGCTGCCGTGTTTGGCACAGGTATGGCTGAGCTTGTCCTTGATGAGGTTCAAGATTTCACACCAGCTACGCAGCCAATCCTTGATGGAGCTATGCAAGCTGTGGGTGTTAATATCAAAACACGTACAGTGGTTAAGGTTCGCCCCATTCTGCCACAGAACTTCTTAATTGATCCTGTTGCCTCCTCTATTGAGGAAGCTTTGGGTGTAGCTATTGATGAGTTTGTTCCTCGCCATCAGGTTGAGATGCTCATTGAGAAGGGTGTCTATCGTGATGTAGATATTACAGAAGCTGCTCCTGACCAAGACCTTGAGCCTGACCAAGACTTGATTATCTA